TTCAATTTTAAATTTATTTTTTAATATGGAAAATACAACTTTGACTGTGGCTGGATACTGCACCGGTAATGATTTTACTGCTGCTGGTGGGGTTCGTCTTGTTTTAGGTGGTAAAGACACTCAAGGGTTTCAAATCCCTTTTATGGCTTCAAATGGAATTTTGATGCCATTAGACTCTGTTCGTGTATGTAAACACGCCATCCCTGAAGGGGTGGTTCGTGTTACCTATGGTGCGTATAACGTATCACGTCCATTTCAAGAAACTGTTTTAGGTGATGTAAATGAGTGGACTGATCAGAGTGATTTACATGATTTTGCTTCCTTTATGACAAATGTGCCTTTAGGAGGCAAATTGCGCATTCAAGTCCCAAAGATTGCTCCTGCCCGTAATGGGGTTGCAACCATTTTTGGGAGTAATGGCGTTAAATTAACTGGAGACATTTGCTATGCTGGTGGTTTGTTTTATATGACTCATTTGTCTGAAAAACAAGCTTTCTCGCCTACATGCTCTGGTAGTCCCGTTGTCCAAAATGGATTTACAATTGGTCAGCTTACCGCAGTAATTAAAATTGGTGCCACTGACATGTATTCAATTAGTCCAATTGAAATTCCTGAATTGGATAGGAAATTGGCTTTGCCAGCTGCGCTTGGCAATCCTCTTATTGCCTATTTACGTACTCAAGCGTTGAATCTTGCTAAAGGCAAAACCAAACGTACGTTACGTGGAAAGACTACATCTCGTGCGCGTGCGGCTTTGGTGGCCTATCGTTCAATTGAGAAACGTAGAATTGTCTCCACTGTCAGTGCAAATACTGACAAAAAAACAAGAATTTGCAGCCACACTTCGTAATTTAGGAGGAAATGATGAAGTTGTAGGCGCTGCACCTATGGTTTTAGACGGCCAACTTTACGTTAGAGCTGAGTACTCTAATGGTGAGGTTGGTCTTTTTGTAGCAAATGCTGAAATTGTGTCTACAATTCACTCATCCATTCTCAGTGATCTTTATGATCGGGATACTGAAGATCGTGAATTCTTCTTTAGAAATTATGATGCTGAGGCTGACCCAGATGATCATGATGAGGAATGGGCATACGAAGAAGAGTATGGTGAAGAAGATGAACCTGTTTTTGGTGAAGAAGAAGATGAAGATAAAGATCGCACCTATGCAAGAGATGCCAAAATTGAAAGAAGTTTTGGAATTGGTGGTGTTTATCGTTCTTTATCTGGAAACCCAAATAATGCTGATCAAGAATTGATTTCAAAAATTCTTGGCAGCGTTCCTCAAGGAGCAAAAATTGATTATTCGTTTTTTGCTAAACGTGATGTGCAAACTGAATCACCAATTGTACATGTTGAAGGTAAGCCAACTTTAAAGGCAGCTTTTCAACCTGATATTCAAACTGCGTTGCAAGCTATGACGCAAGATGTTGTGCATAATGCTATTGTGCGAGATACAACACAACAGGTTAAACCACCTGAAGTTCAAAAGGTTTTAGAAGATTTAGCCTTGGATCTGGATTCGCCAGCAGATAAAGCCATTATGCGTACTGCTGATTTGTTGGGACTCCAGCCTGATCACGATGTTGTAGCCGTTTTGCGAAGAATTGAACCTCCTAACAAGATTGCTAGTCAACATGAAGTCATTACATCGATGATCACTCGTGCTAAACTTTATTGTCCAAAATTAGTTGGTGAATTTGAAGACTTGCTCACCCAGTTGCCTGAGATTGAAGAGGCAAAGAGGTTAGTCAAGGTTCATAATGATACTTATGGACGTATCTCTAGAGCTCTTGCCGTTGAAGAGACTAGAGTTAAAATGTCAACATTAAATTCGACTGAAAAAGAAGAATTTGAGCGTCTGACTCAAGAAGAAGAAAATTTTCTCAAATTGGGTATTAAAGGTTATGAAAAACCTCCTACCCCTGAACAAGAAGCGTCGTTGACTGTTCCTCAACGTGTGTTGTTTTTGCTTCGTACGCGTGTTAAAACTGCTAAAGGCATTTATTTTGCGAAAAGGAATGCCGAAGCAAAACGTAAACAAACGGAAGAGTCCATTAAGAGAGCCAATGAAGAAGAAGCACGAATTAGTGGTCTAAAGGCAGAGGCCTCAAAATTGCGTGCTGAATTGGAGTTACTTCGCAGCAATCCGGATGCAAAACAAACTGCAAAAAACTCATAATGGAGTTCACCAAAGCCAGATGTAAAAGATTGGTGGAGCGGTTTAAACTTGTAAATTTATTATTGACCACTCCGACAAAGATTTCCAACAATTTTATTAAAGTTGGAATTGTCAACATGAGAAATGAAGTAACAAAACATAGTATCGATGTTGATTACAAGCTTGTTGCAAAACTTGCTGGTGTTTTACCCAAAATTGCAGAATACACTGTACCGCAAATGGGTTCCTATAATGAGAAATTATTTCTCAAAAATTCTGACTCACGTAAACAAAGAATTGAGTCTCAAGAGTGGGCTAGAGCCCCCGCTTTGCTATATGAACATGCCCCTTTGAAGACTTTTCAAATGTTTGAAGGGCCTGTCTTACCGACGTATGTGTTTTTTGGTTTGTTGACCACGGTTAACCCAGATGCTAACCCTGGTGTTCCAGAATTAATGTTAAACCAAACTAAAAAACAAGTTATGTCAAATCCTGTACCATTGTATGGAGCTGTTGCTGAAAGACTTTTATTGTTGTCTTCGGTTCCAAATTTTGTTATTAAAATGTTCAATCCAGTTGACATTGTCCAATTGCTTCTCGCCGATCCATTTAAGGCTAGTGTAAAGAAGGAAGCAATACGTGGTGTTAAGCTGGCAGAGAATAGGGGCAGAGTATTTGAAATGGCCTCAATTGTTGATGAGTTGGTTTCAAAAGCCATTACCTATAACACTGCCAAAGTTGTTCTTGCTACTCCAGGACAACATTTTTCTTTGCTTGGCATGCCTTTGTCAGGCCAAGAGCCATTGGATTTCCATTCGCGGATTATTGAAGTTCAACAACAAGGTGACTTAGCTAGTAGTGACATGGATGGTTTTGAATTCTCCATTCCTGAAGTTGCCTTTGAAGCCTGTGCTGATTATGATATAAAAGTTGGTCAAATTGATGAACCAAAAGCAAATGCTCTTCGAAATTATGCTGTAACCCTTGCAAGGGGTTTAATTTGTTTCTCAGATGGTGAAGTCTGGATGCAAACATCCTATGGTTGGATGAAAAGTGGAGTTTCTTTAACGGCTGACTGGGACACTAAAGTCCGGTCAATGTTGGAACTCCTAGCTGGTCCTGGTTTTGTGTATTCTTCCGCTGATGATTGTATTAGCAAGAGAAGGAGTGGTGCGTTGGTTTTCTTTTATCGTTTAGGGTTTGTACCCGAGGATTATGAGAAAGATACCACTGAAGGTTTTGAGTGTTGCTCACACCTTTGGGTTGATGGCTTTAGTCCATACCCTGTTCGTCTTGCCAAGGCAACGTTTAATTTGTTGCTTGACGGTATTACCCCACAAAAACTTCATAGTTATATTGAAAAATTTTATAAAGTAGAAAATTTTTCAGAAGTTCTGGCTGTTTTAGTCTCTGATATCCAGGAGTCAGGGACTTAGTTGTTTTAAGGTGTTTATGTTGCCTGATATTAAAAATTTGTGTTTTGAGTTTGTTGTCAATGTACTCGAGACTGTTATTTTTTATATTTTCATTGTACTGTTTGTAACAATACTGATTTTAAGAATTTAAAATGAATATGAATAAAACTATTGCTAAAACGATCACTGGTGCAGTCCAACAGGGCATGTCTAAGGCGATCGCTGATAAAAAACCAAAAAATAAAAAATTTAAAATTAACAAAACCAAAAAGAAACCAAAGAAAGCCAGAAAACCTTTCTTGAAGATAAATAAGCAATTACATGCTATGGTTTGTGGTACTTTAGACCCGTTTTGTAAAGATGCCTATGGTGCAAAGTTGCCAGGCACTTCTGGTTTGATGACTATTCCTTTGTCATCAAGGACAACATTTAATATGACCACCACGACTACTCGTGCTATTTCATATATTTTTTATCCAGATTGGAATTATGGATATGGGACGTCGTTGGAAGACGTGACCACTAAAGTTACCATTATGCCTGCATTGACACGTTTTAATTATAATGGTTCGGTGGCTGACGTTTATTGTCAACAGGGGCGTGTTGTCAGCGCTGGATTTGTTATTCGTAACACTTCTCCTGCTAACACAATTGAAGGTTCAGTTTACATTATCCCTCTAAATAAATTTTTAACAGGGGATACTTTCACTAATGCACCCTCAATCCAAGATCCCCGGTGTAAGCTTGTTAACGCAACAAAAGATATGGAACTTGCTGTGACAGCATTTGCTCGTGGTGACGGTGCCTTAGATCTAGAGGATATGTTGAATGGAACTGGAGTTCAACCTAATCGCCAGTGTTTTCTTTGTTATTTCCCAAATACAAGTGTAGTACAAACTTATCAAATTGAGATGTTTGTACATATGGAAGGTATTCTTGTTAATACCCAAGAATCACTCATGTCTTTAGTTGCAACTGGGCCGACAAAAATCCCTTTAGTTGTTAATGCTCTTGGCGATCGAGTACGAGGAAATGACAGTGGTATTGTAGCAAAAGTAGGTGGAGGTGCAGTTGAGGCTTTAAGTGCCAACATCTATAAGAAAGCAGCGCAGGCTGTAGCCGGCGCAGCAGGTACCTTTTTTGGTGGACCTGAATTTGGTGCACTAGCATATGAGGGTGCAGGAATGATTATGTAAAATATTAATTTATTTTTGTGTGTGAAGTAATTTATTGTAAATTTATAACCTAATTGATTTTGG